ACTTATACCCCTAAGCCAGCACGCGTCTAAACATGCTGGCAGGGGGGTTTCCAAAGGGGGGATTTTCCTGACCTGTTCCCGTTTTCTTATCCTTAAGGGCGGAACAGGTCGGGAACAGGTCGCGGGAACAGGTCAAACGCCTATAAAAGACCAGTCGGACGGTACAGTTTTGCGTTGCGTGGACCCTTGTCAAACGCGACGATTCGACTCGCTTCGAGGTCCGCTAGTGTCGCAGCCACGACTGATTTTCGACCACCACATAACTCAGCCAGACGTGCCTGAGAGATGCCTGGTGAATCGCTGATGAGCTCGATGAGTTTGGCCCGAACTTCCTGTGTGATGGCTTCTGAACGCGCACCAGCGTCGAGCGTCCTGACCTTCGTCAGACCTTCCTCGTCGCGAATCTCGAATGTGACATCGATCGCATCCTCGTCACTGATGAGACGGCCCTTCGTGACGTACATCCGGTAGAGTCCGTTCGCCTGCTTCTCGACCGAATACGCCATGTCAGCAGCTGCGACAATCTCCGCAGCGCCTCGCATACCTTCGTGTTTGACTGTTCCATCGGTGCCACCCTTGCGGTTGTGGTGTGCGATGAGCACAGTGATGCCGACGTCCAGGAGTTTCTTGAACGAATCGTAGAGTCGACGCATCTGACTATTGTCGTTTTCATCGAGACCATGAACGCGCACCAGGGAGTCAATCATCACCAGCCCGATGTCGTTCGCTTGACAATGTTTCACGATGCGTTCGACATCGAGCACATTGTCGAATCTGATGCCGACACGGTTGAGATAGCCCATTCCCTCAGCCGAGCGCATTCCGAGCTTCCTGAGGCGTTGTAGGACCTTCTGGACGCCCATCTCCTCATCGATGTACAAAACCTTAGTCTGCGGAATCTCAAACTCGTTCAGCCACTTGTCACCAAAGACAGCTGCACGAATGAGATCGCACATCACCCAAGTTTTTCCACTACCCGGAGGTGACGACAGGTAGTGGAGACCACCGGTCGAGAGGATGTTCGGAATCAGCCAGGACTGAGCACCGAGTTTGGCTTCCTCGACTTCCATGCGTGTCCAGTCCCACACCTCCCACGGAGCGATGGTCTCACCGCCCGGAAGGTCATCCGGCACATTACCCTGTGCCCATTGAACCCAGAATCGACCAGTCGTCTCGAGGATGGTCTCGTGGTCCAGTGCTGGTTCGCAGTAAGTGTCAGACCACCATGTGCTGAATACGTTCGCCTGGTCAATGCTGAAGCGCTTTGCGCGGAGGAATCCGAGCAGTGTGACCAGCGCATTGTTTCGTCCGCCGAATGGTCCACCACTTGCTGGATGCGGTTGGAACAGTCGATCCCAGTGATGCTCACCGTGAGCTACGACGCGAGCATGCGTCGACATGTCTCCGGCCACCATGAGCCGGAGATCGTCTAGTGAAAGTTCTTCCATCTAATCCTCTATTCCGAAAAGTCCTGCGTGTCCAGCGCAGTCATCAACAATACACTGACATCTCGAGCATGGTCAACCATCCCCATCACTCGCATCTGTTCGACACCGACGACAGCGTGGTTGAAGCAATAGAGCAGGTAGTCGCCGTGCTTGTATCGACCTAGATTCCAGTTGCCTCGCTCGCGCTTAGGGAGGTCTCCCGCTTTGGCAGCGATAAGCAGACGCGACCACTCATCACCCCATGGATGAGCGGTTTGTGTCTCCTTGACGATTCTGGAGGCTTCTGTGGGGAACTTCGCGAGTTCGACGAGTTTCGGGAGTTCGCGATTCTTCCAGTTTAGAGTTCCAGGAACTCGTAGGATTCTTGACGGGTTCTTGCACTTGATGTCTGCGGCACTCGAGAGTGAGAGCATCCATCGTTCAAGCAGCTGCACGAACTCGCGTTGTTCTGTTGGCTTAGTCCCAATACCAGCCACTTTGAGTCTTCGGTAGCAGTGGAGTCCCTTGCCTGATCTGACAGCGACTGTGACTTTATCAAGCGTTGCAGTCTGGTCCAAACCAGTAAGGTCATCGATGTCGCACCAAAGTACACCAGCAGTATGGACGTCATTGTCTCTTCCTCCTTTGCGCCAGCGTGGCAACACACCGACGTACACGTCATTTCCTTCGTCGCTCCATTGGACGCACGCCTCGCCGATTCCAGTCCAGTCATCGACTGTCCGTGGAAGCTCCTAGAAGCGCATCTGATCTCGCCTTGATTCAGTCATCGAATCTCGACGAAGCCATCGGATATGGCTCGAACAGCCATGACAGAAATGTCACGGCCTGCGATACACGATTCATTTTTACCCCTTACAATCCCTGCATGTCCAAGCAGGTTCCGACACATTACCGTAAACAACCGATTCAGCCCATCGAGATAATCGACGCCTACGGCCTCGACTTCAAGCGTGGCAATGCTCTCAAATACCTTCTCCGCGCAGGTTCTAAACATGGCGAGGAGAAGACAGACGACCTACAGAAGGCCATCTGGTATCTCGTCTGTGAACTTCACGGCATCGAGCTCGCAGACGAAATCAATGAGCATATCTCAGCTCATCCCGCTTTGGATGCCTAGATACTGGCATGTGGCTTCGACTGCTTCCTCCCACGAGTAAGCGACGAACCAGAGGTAAGCATCACCAACAGACTCACGAAAGGCGATTTGTCCTGGCGTGAGTTTGTTTTTGCCTGCCTTCATCTCGATCCACATTCCACAGTGCTGTCCCATCTGGACCGGAATGAAGATGTCCCAGACGCCAGCCTTGAGGCCTTCAGACTTCAAACGACCGGCAGTCGCCTTTGAACGGTATCCACCGTTTGGAATGGCGTGGATAGTATCGAGGCGTGGATGTCGTCCACCCATCACTCGGCACCAGTTGAAAAACGCAATCTGATGTTCTGATTCTGTCAAAGTTCTATTCCTTCCAAAGTCTCGAACAGCACCTCCGCTTCAGGCAGTCCACGAAGTTTCTCGAGCGCTCGCGACTGTATCTGCCTGATGCGCTCACGCGAATATCCGACCAGGAGACCGACATCCTCGAGTGAGCGTCCATCGATGAGACCATCAAATCCGAAGCGCAGCCGGATGCACGCCATCTCGCGGTCCGTCAGATGTTCCATCAGTTTGTACAGCTGCGCGTAGAGTGCCTCGCGGTCGAGAGCATCACCAGGCTGAGGAGTATCGGTCGCAACGTATTCGCTGAATGATTGCCCGTAGGCGTTCGGTTCATCTAGCGACTTGATGTCGACACGCTCCATCGACGTGATGTCGGACAGATACTGGACGTCGAGAGTTTTGAGCTGATGGCGGAGATACTTCGGAAACTCATCGATGCGCGACTGTATCCACTCGAGCAGTTCCGGCATCGATGGCGATTCACCGTGTTTGAGGACGTATGCCTGGCGCGAGATGCGGATGTGCGTGATCTTCGCAATGACGTGCGATGGTAGTCGAATCTCGCGACCACGATTCTCGACTCCTCGACCGATAGCCTGTCGAATCCAGTTCGTGGCATACGTGCTGAATCTGTAGCCCTTGTTCGGGTCGTACCTCTGGATGGCGTGATGGAGTCCGAGCATCCCGTCGGTCATCATATCCTCGTGAGTGCATCCACGGCCCTTGAAGCGTTTCGCGATGATGGAGATCAGGCGCTGGTTGTACGTCATCAGTTCTTCGGTCGCACGCTTGATGTCTCGCTCGGTCCCTGCCTGCACCATGCGACCTAAGAAAAACTCCTCCTGTGGGAGGAGGAGTTCTTGACCACTGGCGAGTCTACTGGAGCGATACTGGCTCCAGGTTTCGATGCGCGTAGTCACGAGCGGCCATCGCCTGATGCGCTTTGTGGTCTGCGCTGTTTGGAGTGTTCCAACTGTGAGCCATCGCACACGCCATCCACGTAACCATCACGACCAGGACGAATCCTCCGAGCGTCTGGATGCGTCGCTGTGTCTTCTTCCGGCGCTCACGCTTTAGCTCACGCTGGGAGCAGATTGTGCAGATGCGATGACCACGACCATAAGGCACGACGTTCGGGCGATTACATTCGATGCAGCTGAGTTTGATGTCCATTTGAGTTTTCCTATTCCTTATTGTTGTTATTCGGGGAGTGTTTGTCCCATGCGTTTACACAGGATCCATTGAGCGACTTCGTATTCGGTTCGACCAATAGCATCAGCGATGCGCTTGATGGTCGACTGCCTGACAGCATGTCCACCGGAGAGCATCCGACAGACGGCTGATTTGTGGATGCCGAGCTTCTCAGCGATTTCCACTTGTGTATGTCCGTAAATCATGACCTCAATATTCCACACGTTGACACATTATGTCAACCCGTGCTAGGATGTTTATGTAGTTGGACGCTACATCGGAAGGATTAGGACAATGAACCAGGAACGGATTGACCTGAAGTGGAAGTGTGGACACACCGCATTCATCATGGTCGGATACGCGCAGTGACCTCAAATACAAAATGGCCATGATGGCCTCGACGCTCGAGATCTGCGCTAGTTGCGAGAACAAACTTGCAATCGAACGCGCGTGGAAGGTCACGCAGATGATTCTCCAGCCGACACCAGTCGCGCTGAGTGGGTCGGAGAAACAGATTGAGTGGGCACGCTCGATTCGCACCACGAAGTATGAAGCACTCGCACATGTGCTCGACTGCCTCCGCCATGCATACGAAACACGCCAGGACGAATGGCCAGCAATTGCACAAGCAATTACACACGTGGTCAATGACGTGTCTATTTGGCGGTCTTATACACAGTCCGGCGCCATCATCGACAGACGGAACATCAACTGGACGACAGCGTTTAGGAATGCCTTGAGTCGGGCAGGATTACATTTGGGAGGATTAGGATAATGACAATGTCGGAGACAATCGGTGCAATCGCGCCGGCGCTTGTGAAGGCACAGGCGGAAATCAAACCAATCGTGAAGGATTCGACGAATCCAGCGTTTCGCTCGAAGTACACTTCACTCGATGCCATCATGGAGGTCGTTCGACCAGTGATGGCGAAACATGGTCTGTTCGTCGTTCAGTCGGTGCTGGACACCATCGACGGAGAGCACAGCACCAGCATCACCGTCGAGAGTCGCGTGATTCACAGCTCAGGCGAGTGGATCGCCGGCGTCGTCCAGGTTCCTGTGATGCAGCAGACCAGCCACGGATTCGGCAGCGCACTCTCGTACGGTCGACGCTACAGTCTCAGCGCACTGTTGTCGCTGGCGTCTGACGAGGATGATGATGGCAATGGCGCGATAGGACAACAGCCACAGGCACGCCCGCAGCTGAAGCCGGGACCGCCAGCGCAGAACACTGTTCGCAAACTTGCGCCAACACCGAAGCCGATACCGGGATACCACAACGGGTCGCACTTTGTCCTCGGTGAAGAGGAGCCAAACGCATGACATCGGAGTGCTTCTACTGTGGAGCGATGTTCTGTCACTCTGCGAAAAAGGCTGGCGATCACATGCCAATACCTGAGCGAAACGGCGGCACGAACATTGTTCCGTGCTGTTCCGCTTGTCATGACATGAAGGACAGGATTCCATTACACGAATGGCATTCAATGGCATGGAAAGAAATCAATGCCGCATGGCCATCATATGGACGTTACACACGATTGTTCCTGGCGAAGTCTCTCTCTCTCATGAGTGATTTCAATATGAAAGCAGAAGCTGAGAGACAGAAGGAAAAGGTCAAACGATGACATTCGATAGGGCTATATGTGCTTTGTTGAATGGCAAAGCGATTAGGCGTGAAAAGGGTAAGTTTATTCGGATTGCATCTGATGAAACACATCAATGGATCACTGGCCCATCAGGTTATCCAAGCAACTGTATTTACTCTGACATTCATGATCTGACAGCAGATGACTGGGAATGTGGATCATATGACGCAAAAACTAAAAAGGTAGTTTGGGACAATGTTGTTTATGATGGTCACGCAAGACCGATAGACAGGTTTGAAGATATGGCAGAAAAGGTTGTAAGCAAACTGCCAGTTAAGGCAAACACTCTATGACAAAACTAGTATGGATAACACCCGATGCCGAAAAGGTCATCGGGTATTGTGCTCGAGTCTCGAACCCATCGAACCAGGACAATCCGGACGTCTCGCGACTGCTTCGATACTGCGTTGGACATGGACACTGGTCAATCTTCGAGCAGGCATCGATGTGTGTCGAGATAAAGACCACGCGTGCGATAGCAGCTCAGATTCTCCGACATCGTTCGTTCTCGTTCCAGGAGTTTTCTCAACGATACGCGACAGTGGTCGAGGACATCGAGGTTCCAGAGATGCGCCTCGCTGGCGCTCACAATCGCCAATCAAGCCTCGCACTACCGAAGGTGGAAGAACTGACCAAAGAACAGCAGGACGCGCTGTATTTGGTTGGTTCTGCCATCGAGTTTTGCACCGATGTCTATCGCGATCTGATGGCAAATGGAATCGCTGCGGAGACTGCTCGCATGGTCCTTCCGCTTTGTACTCCGACCACGATGTACATGTCTGGCACCATTCGTTCCTGGATTCATTATGTACAGCTGCGAACAGGTGCAGACACGCAGCTCGAGCACCGCGACATCGCACAGAGCATCCAGAATATCATGCTCGAACATCTGCCGATAACGATGGAAGCGCTGTCGTGAAGTTCGGCGATCTCATGCCACATGCAGACCTTCCTTCTTATGCCGAATACCTTGAAGCATGGGAAAAGGAACACAAACCGGTTTATCCAACATTTGACGAGTGTCCGCATGAGTCATCTGTCATGACACAGAAGATAGACAGGCTAGGTCGTGACCATTATCGACTTCGGTGTTTAGAGTGCGGACGCATGGTTAAGCCAATAAAGAAAGTCGATGCATTGAAAACTCTAGATGGTAGTCGCGCACCGAATGATGAACACATATGTGCACAGGTTCGACACGATCCAGATAATGCATACTTCCGTATGCGCTCGTATTTACGTGCGGAATACGCGCGGTTGTGTGCGGAATATCCTCAGAAACTTATCGAACAAAGACGCATTTACTACAAAAGATATTTGCTAACACCACGATGGAAGGTGCTTCGTGCAGCTGTGTTTGAACGTGACAATCACACCTGTCAGTCATGCGGTTCGACTGACTTTTTGCATTGTCACCATAATACGTATGTACGCCTGAGTGTAGAGGACATGAGTGACCTCATAACTTACTGCGCCAGGTGTCACACAAATCATCACATCGATCAAGATATGGAGCGCGAACGCGAACGAATATGGCAAGAAAATCAGCTGAAAATCAACCAGCAATTACTCGGGTAGAAGAGAAGCCAGAAGGACTCCTGTGGTTACTCAAAGCGAGCGAGCACGAGATTCTTGAGCGTCTGCACCAGGATGGTGCAATCATCATGATTCATCCTGCGCTCGATGGCATCGTTTCCTATCGCATCGAAGAGAATCCAGCGCACGAACAAAAAGTGGTGCACGTCTGGCGTTAGATGTATAAATCATTTGCCACTGCCTCCCACAGTGGTAAACCAAATAAGTAACAACACCAACAGAAGACCAGATGACAGCATAGCCCCTGCTCGCAGGATGAAGCCTATGATGTTCATCTGGTCTTTTGGTTTGTCAGAAATTCACAAAGCCGAAGCCGCCAAACTTGCCGAGCTCGTGCCAGTTCCGCTTTTTCGCATACAGACCATCGCCATCACGCTCGACTGAAAGTTCATCGGATGGTTCCGGCGATGTGTTTCCTTCGACTGTATACACGCCCCACTCCTCGACTCTGGTCACGATGCCGATGTGAGCGATGCGAGACAGTGCCGAGAAGTAGAACAGCGCGAGATCTCCACGCCGTGGACGCTTCGTGGTTGTGCCATCGCGGATGTGCTGTACAGGTAACCACAGGCTGTTTGCCTTGAACCATCTGGACCAGTCGGGACAATACGCACTGCGAGGAAAAGTCTCGTCGTACACGATGCCGAGCTGTGTGGCTGCTTGCTTGTGGCGGAAGCGAACGTGTGCCGCACACCATGGGGAACCAGCAGGGACCGGAGGTTTGCAGGATGCTTGATACGCTTCGACTGCCTTCCCGCGATTCTCGCCGACTTCCTGGACGCCTATGTTCGCGATGGCTAGTTCAGTCGATAACAGTGCTATTCGGCGTTCATCCATGATGTATACTCCTAACGTCCAACCGGGTTCTAAACCTAATCCTCACGCCTCCAGACCCCTTCCTGGAGGCGTTTCCTTTTTCA